GTAACTTGAAAGTAGATTAGAAAGTAGTCTGATTGGCAGTATATAAGCCATTGTCAGACAATATCTTCTTGGCCTTGTGAAGGCGTTTAAGATACCTATAAAACGTGGATTCCGATACTTCCAACTTTTCAATGATATGGCGGCATAAATCGCCAGCCTGCCACTCCTTTGAACCCATCTCAGTTAAGAACCTTTTATCGTCAACAGCCTTGTGCGCTCCTGGCTTCTTCAGTTTATCTGGATTGAGGCTAAAGTTCTGACGAAATAGTGGGTAAGACCATTGGACTACAAAGGCATCCATGGGGCTAAAGTTGCGTAGTGTGACCTCGCAAGTGAATGTCTTCTCATCCTCTTCGTGAGGCGTTAGGACAACCAAGCTATCGGGGTTACGGGCAAACACCCCGCTACCGCTGAACCTATCAATAGCTTCACTTCCACTCTTGTTACCCTTGGAGAAGTGATGGGATAGGATGATTGATAGATTGTGGCGTGTCGCTAGGTACTCAAACTCATTCATCAGCGTGGACATATCACCCGCTGAGTTCTCGTCCCGATCACCCATCAGCATATAGTTGGGGTCAAGTATGATCGCCTGGTATCCCTTACCCTCAATCTGCTTCTCAATCATCGGACGGATGAGAGTAAGATCGGCAGCGTAACCACGGAGCGTCCAGACATCAAAGTCATCGGCCTTATCTTCTAATCCCTTTGCCTTGATAACATCAGCTAACCGATTGCGGAAGCTCCACTCTTGGATCTCAAAGTTAATAAACAACACCCGCGACATCTTGCACTGCTGCCCCCACCAAGGCACGCCAGCGTGTAACGAAAGGGCTAGGTCAATGAGCGACCAACTCTTGAACGCCTTGCTTCCTCCACCCAGCAACATCTTCCCGCCTCGGTGAAGCATTCCCTCAATTAACGTTTCTGGTGCTGGTAAGTCTTCCTTGATAAGTTGTGCATAAGATTTGATCGGCGGCCACTCGTCCACCTTCGGTTTGATACCTAACGCTACTGCTGGCTCTATCATTTTCCTCCTTTGCAAAACCATAATAGGCTTTGCATCTTGTCTTCTCTCTTTGCCCCAGGAATCCTAACGGGTTGGCTGGGTTTAAATGTTGCAGGATCGCATCCTAACGGAATAAGAAAAGCTTTTAACTGATCCACCCACTCGTTCTTTGGTGGCATCTCAAACCAACCATGCAAGCTCTTTCCGCCAGTATCCACGACAGCGTGTAGTTTCATACTGAATAAATCGCGCATCAATTGGAACACCGCACCCATCTCTGGCTTGGTGAGAACGTCCGACTCGACAACCAAGAATACCCTATGCTCAACCGTGTCGTTGGATCGACTAACTGTACCCTGCTTGTAGCTCGCACCCGTTGTGTACTGCCCTATCGGTTCATCCAGCTTCTTCCACTCGTAAGCTATGCGGAAGTTGTGTGGGTGTTTCCCACTATCCGTGACGTTGCCTATCCAAATGTTGTCAATTGGATTAAACATAGATAGGAACAACTGATAGTCCTGCGCTGGATCGCCAAGCTTGGTCGGACTTTCCTCGTACATATCCGCTGGGTCCCAGGTGTAATGAGTCAAGTATCTCTGCTTGTTTGACTCAGCAATCGTCTTAATCCTATCCAGTATCTCGGTGTGCGGGTCTTTCTTAATGACAAGCTTAGGTACGGCTGTACCGCCAGACATAATGTTTACTGGCTTGTAAAGAACATCGCTCGATATAGCTCGCCGCAAATTGCGATTAGCCTCATCACGATACGGCGTGCAGGAAGTATGCCAGCAGAAGATTGTAGGCGCACCATCTACGAACACCGTTGTATCTCTAATGCGAGTGTGGCTGGTGTGAGCAGCCTCACCTGGACACTTGCACAGCCCGTGATTCTCGGACTGCCAATCAACTTGGCCTACGATCTCTTCAGCTTTGCGTTGGGCGGGGGTCATAATTAAAATTCAAACTGGCTCTGATTCAAGAGGAGAACACACTGAGGAAACGTCCCGCCGCAGGATCTCCCTGCGTACCACAACGCCAGTTAGGTTATTTGTTTTCCAGTTCCATCGCTTTCTTACTGGCCTCAACAATATCCTGCGCTGTAATATTCCGCAACGCATTGCACCAGTATTGGGTCTTGGGAGTCTTGTTTGTCGCATCCTTACACTTCGCTTGCGGCAACCCAGCGTGAGGACGGCAAGGCGCGTGTGGACAAGTATCGGGTTTGAACACTGGAACATTCTTTGGGTAATACTTGACCCTGTCATCTGGATGGTACGATCCCCACAACGACACACACGGCGTATCCAACCCAGCAGCCATGTGATTGACTGAACTATCTGGCGCAACAACAAAGTCAGCCCCAGCTATCACGGGGAACAGCGAGCGAACAGTCTTGGTGCAGTTGAATAAGTCAATCACTCGCGGATGATCCACCTTAAAATTGTTTGAGTTGTCCAACCCAATGATAACAGCGTGATGTTTCGGGTAAGCCTCAAGCAACGCCAGTACCGCCTCCTGCCCCATCGTTGGCGGATAGGTGCGGGTTGGACCGCTGGACGAAACGTGGTAAGCAAAGAACGGATCTGGCATGGGCCACTTACCCATCGCCTTTAGTTCTTCGTGATCTGGTTCGATGAGATGCAACACTGGCTTACAATACTTAGCCATCGTCTTCTCGTCCCATACCCCCATCCACTCGTAGATGCGTTGGTAGCAGTTACCAGGACCAGTGCCTAGCTTCGTATTCCCAACCTGCCCACTAAACAAATCATCCGTTGGCAAGTGAGCGTCAAAACTTTCCCAAGCCTCCAGCGATGCAGGCAACGGCCACAGCTTTGCACCCAGCCCAGCGTAGAGTGGTAGGTTGCGAGCAGGAGCGTACACCTCCACAACCCCACCCGATTCCTGCACTAAGTAATTGACGTAGGCGGTAGCAATGATTGCATCACCGATTGCACCAGCGCGGTAGACGGCTGTTGCCCCACCAGCAGCCCTGCCTTTGTAGTAAGGCTTGATCTTGTGTGGGCAAGGAACTGAATCGTCCCAGGTTGGTCCAGTTAGCTCATCTGGCAACACATAGGTATTGCGCGGGTAGAGCATATTGTCATCGACTTTGTGAATTGAGTTTGTGTTGTTTGTCCAGAGTTTCATTTATTATCCTCCATTACTTTGTTAATGCATCTGATGATTTCTGACGCGACTTGCGGGACGATGGCGTTACCGAGTCCTTTAAGTTTAGCCACCCTATCGGATACCCCATGAGCCAAGCGACCCACTCTGGGTTCAATTGGCCAGACTGCTTCCCCTGATTCTCCTCGTGCTGTACAGCAACATCCAGCGTGTCCCTTGAAATCTTTCCGTTCCTCATTCGCCCCCCCCTGTACCCACCCTTGCCGTCTCGACTGCTCGGAGTTGGCCACAATCTCTCCGCAGAATGAACAGCATCCTTCAATTTGACTCCCCACCTTTCTCCCTTTTGATTCTCCCTGTACCATCCCCCCCCCCATATTGGTTGCCTTGCTCACTCCACCCTCCAAGTCGCAAGCCCTCGGAGTTGGCCACATTGTTGTTTTTGTTACGTCCGACAATCCAGACTCTGTTCCTCCTGTGCGGGGCATCGACACCGCAAGCTGGAATAATAATCGACTCGACTTCGTAGTCTTCTGCTTCCAAGTCAATATGCACTTGGTCGAGTTCCATATTGACGATTCCAGCAACATTCTCACCAATAATCCAAGTTGGCCTTGCCTCGCGTATGACCCTAAGCATTTCTGGCCAGAGATAGCGGTCATCGTTCTTGCCTCTTTGCTTCCCAGCATTGGAAAACGGCTGGCATGGAAATCCACCTGTGAGAAGAGTGACTCCTGCGTATAGCTCGCCTCGTACTTCGCGGATGTCTTTGTGGCACGGCACTTCTGGCCAATGCTTTTTAAGGACGGCTTGGGCGTATGGTTCGTTGTCACAGAAGCCAATGGTTCTATATCCATTCCACTTTGCTGCCAAGGCAAATCCTCCGATCCCGCTAAATAAGTCGAGGTGTGTTTTTTCATTCATACACTCTGCATCTGGTAAGCGTGGTCAACCAGTTCCTTAACGCATTTGAAATACTCTTCCTCGGCAGTTCCATAACAAAATATCTCGGTTGTAAATCCACCAGCGGAAACGGATAGCCTCCATCTATTGCCAGACTCATCCCACTCCTTCTTAACCTGCATCGCTATCTCATCCTTGGTTTTCATTCATCCTCCACAACTTCTTTGCACACCAAGCTTGCTGCATCCACCATCGTTATGATCTGGATCATATCTATTGCGTGTCCGTGAGTCGCGCGATCCCTCTCAACCACAAGCTTATTGCGTGCAATTGAAAGGATCTCGCGCGCCCACTTGAGGCGATCTTTAGCCTCGACTTGCATTACGAACCAGACCGCATCCTAAACTTGCGTGGCTTGCTCTTGCCTGCTGCTGACAAGGCGATGGCAATCATCTGCTCGCGTGATCGCGGCTTACCGCCTGCTCCACGCTCGCTGCCCTTCTTGCGGTTATCCCTAGCCAGCTCACTCATATTCTTCGATACGTCTTTACCTAGTGGCATTGTGACCTCCTATGCTGTCTCTTCACCAACCACATCGTCCCATGTGGCCTGCTCTCCATGCCAGACCTGCGACTGCGTCCGCAGCCAATTAGGTTTCTCGCTTGGAGTAGTGAAGCTTGATTCTTTCCAAAGCACATTGTTACCTGGAACAGCCGTGATGCGTCCATTGTTAAGTGCAATAAAATGGTGTGATTTGGTTTGGCTTGGGTCCATAGAGAACCCATCTCCGTAAGGCTCGGCTGTGAATAGGTAGCGACCTACCTCCCAATCCTTCTTGCTCGCAATCCATACTCGGCAAGACAAACCCATTAGGTACTCGTACTCGATTGTCGTGAAGTTCCAGCCAAAACAATCCCAGCGTTGAGCATCGTTAATGTCCCAGTCCATAATTGCAATCTCTCCGTGAGCCAGAGCGTGTAGAGGCAAGCCTCGGTACAGCGCGCCACACTTGAGCATAATTGTGCAACCCCAAGCTCGGCCAGGTACTGCGGTTAAACCAAACCATACAGCATCTTCTATGCCTTTCCTCTCGCCATCAGACACAAACTCCATATCGCACTTGACGTACAAGTGGCGTGGTAGATTGACTGCGTGGGTCATTTATTTCCCCACAGTAATGTCAACAACCCAAGCCCAATTGCCAGCACTCCTACCAATCGGATTTGATCGTCAATACTCATCGCCAAGCTGGTCCCGTAAACCAAGCCACCAACACCCAGCGCGTTCCAAAGATAGGTGCGCGCGCACGATGTTCGATGTAAGACGGGAACCAACAACCCGCCCCCTGCTCGCGGATAAACTTGGCATTGTCCAAGTCAGCCTTAACTTGCAAACCGCCTCCGATATACTCCTCTGGCGCGGATAGGTTTACCACCGCAGTCAACTTGCGGTCCGATCCAGTAAACGTATCCCAATGCCACCAAAACTGCTGGAGTGGATTATACTTGAGTATCTGCAACTGTTGCACACCAGTAATATCAAACCTCCAATGTTCTGCGTTAATGGAATCGGTAAGCTCCCGCATTATATTATAGATCCAGTTATTATGCTTTGCGTAAGGTATCCAGCAGGATGTACAAGTTCTAGCAAACGACCTGCGAGTAGTGCCATCCTTCTTCATCACAGTCGCACGCTTCATCCCGATCACTTCAGCATCTTGGCGTAGCATCTCGCACTGCGTCTTGGTTAAGACATACCGATCTACCGCTGCCGTTAAAACCTTCTGCTTAAACTCGATCATTTCAGTTCCTCGCAGAGTTCCAACAATGCTTTGTTTAACGCATACTCAAAGCAAGCCATCTTGTCTTTAGCCAAGTGATGACGTCCAGCCTTTGCAAGTGCCTCGTAAAGATCATCGTCAATATCAATCATAACCCTTACGGCTTTTTCCTCTGTAGTTTTAACCAGCGTTATCTTGTTTCTTTTCTTTTTCATAGATCCAGTTCCTTTCTTATGTAATCAATCAGTTTTAATATGATGTACAACGCACAATAGATTGCCGACAAAGTGATTGAACTGTAAAGCACAAACCAACCGATTGCCCAAACAACTCCAGCAAGATCAAGTAGGCAGAACATAATCGTTTTCCTTTAGCTTCCTCAGTAGCGTGCGATTATCAATTGCAACACCGCTTGCTCTGCACCACCAAGAGACAACGCCAGTCTTAAAGTCACGCAGTAGCTTCTGTACCTCGTGCGAGTTTTTGTACTCCAAGGCATCGTTGAGTGGCACTCCTTGGTGATCCTTAATAATCTTCATACCCTTAACCATCCCTCGCTTGCGTAGCATCCGCAGGTCGCGGATAGCCTGGAGTGCAACCTCCCCAGCCAACTGCTGCAACCTATCATCGTAATCACCGCGACATAACTGCGTGGACCTCACCGACCCAACTCCACCAGCTTCGCTTCGTCAGCTCGGATCTGGTTAGATAACTTAACCAGATCATTTGATTGCCCAGCGTAATGAATAATCATCGCGTCCTTGTAGCGGTCCAAACCAAAGTGCGACTCAACGCTGGTCATACAATTGAAGGACGGGTCAAGTTCGGTCAGCGGAATGTTCCACAGGTGCGCCATCACGTTTAACCAAGTCTGCTCGGCAAAGTGGTTTGGGTGAAGGCCAATTGGGGGCATGGATAGGATACCAACGGCCTTGGTATGAACTACGAACACGCCAGTGTTGACATAGAACTTAGGCTCGATCACTCCTCCGAAAGCACCCGCCAGCTTTACCATATCAGGCTTGCGGTCCAGATAAGCTCCCTCGTCAAAGGCGCAGAACACGCCAGCGTCTTCCCCTAGGTTTGGGCAATCGTTTGCAATCAAAACATCAGCGTCAACGAATGCAACCTGCTCGTATCCCTTCGTTGCCATAATGTTTCCAATCGCAGACTTGGAGTATTGAGCTGGGTGAGTAAGAGGCTTGTCGATTAGAATGAAGTCAACGCTGTGACGCTTGCAGTAAGCCTCCATGCGTGGCCTAGTTAGATCAATAATCTTCTTCCAGTCATCACCGAACGATTGAGTTACTAATGCTTGCTTCATTTTACGTCCTTCCATATTTTGCCGTGTTCATCCAGATCAGAAGATAAAAGCATCACCTTGTTGTAGAATCCGTACCCATACCCCCAGCGCATAAGCGTTAGGCTGATGATGTCTCCAATGTGATAAAGTATCCATGACAAAACAAACTTCATTTGTCGCTGCAATCGTAATCTTCCCAAGTGATATTTCTGCAACCTTCGATTGCTTCGTCTCTAGTTTTGTATGTATCAAAGTGCGACCAATCCTCTTCTCTGCCTTCGCCAGTTTCGTCTATGTAAACCGCCCACTCTGGCTTGCCGTCATCATCAAACTCTTTCTTAATCCATCTCATAATCTTGGAACCTCTTTCTTTATTTGAGCCAACACAAACAATGTTCTTACCAGCGCACGCTCCAAGTGGTCAACACTTGTTTCACCGTTATTATCAGGACAAGGCGTGGACTTGTGCAGTTGCATCTGCGCTGTGGCTAAGTGCCGCACGGCTCTGGCGATGTGGTAATCGTGAGTTGGCCTATCCTTCTCCAGCCAATCGCCGTAGGCCGACTTATCCGATCCCTTACCCATCACTCGCCAGATTATCTCGCCAGCAGCATCACCCATCTCGGCTATGCTGGGCGCAGTCATTTGGCAAGACTCCGATAAACTTGATCCAGCAACTCCTCTAGCCAAAGTACGTCAGCGGGGTCGATCATAACTTCATCCCAGGAGGCGTGTAGCCTTTAACCCAAGCCCAGACTTTTAATAGTGCATTGAATCCAATTCCAGCTTGATACAACTCATCCTCATCCCACACTTTTGTCATCAACTTGCTGGCATCATTTGATGCAAGCACAATAGATACGCACGCTGCCTTTGGATTCTCGCTTGCTGATCTGTAAGCCCATAATTGCGGACAGTCAGAATTTTCATAAAACGGAATTGTCTTTGGATTAACTTTACGATTCTTTAGGTCAATGATAGCGTCACCAATACCGCGTAACTTGACGTAGGCATCACACCTTCCCGCATAGCCTGCGCCGACAAGACCCTTTTCGCACCAGTGCGTTTTCTCGACATTTTCACTTGCCCATTTTCTAAAGGTTTCGATGTAAGGTTTAAGGACTTCATCTGTGGAGCAACTACGTCCCAAAAGGATATTTTCCATTTCGGTATGCATCCTCGTGCCGTGTTCCGCTGCTTTGGTTGTGGACTCCCTTGAGTCCTTGACGATCCTTTTCGCATAAGCTTCGAGCGTTTCATCTGCCTCCTTCGGAAGTGTGAGCGAGGACATAATTGCCTGCTCAATCTTCCACGCCGTCAATTGCGGCTTATCCATAATGCCAAGCACGCTGGTTACGGATGGGTATAATCCCATCTGGCGCGCATCGGCTACGGTTGTGTTTCTTTCTTTTCCGTTCTTGCCAATCACAACATGGGCGGATTCACCCTCGGCTGTGTACCAATGTCCCGCCTGGTCAGTAGCGACCAGACGGGAATTGGTAGGCTCTTTCGCTGTGATTGTAAGAGCCATACAATTTAGAACGGAACTTGATTGCCGTCTGCGTCAAGCTCGACCTTAGTGGCCGTGGACTTGCCAGCAGCGGTAGCAAATTCTTTGGATGCGCGGATCTTCTCCTGCAACCATTCTGGCATATCATTAAACTGGCCACCCTCACCCTGCTCGATTTCGTAATACAACTGATCGTTGGTGGTGGTAGCTGGTGCTTTCATTCCCTTGGGGAGTTTCGATGCACCTGCGATGGCGCAGTATTGCCGACCCTGCTGACTGGTCTTGTGGATCAAGGTCAGCATAGCTGGCTTTCCAAGCAAGTTCTTCAAGCTGAATGCCTGGAGTTCCTTGGAGGTGAAGGTCTGACCGCGCCATTGTTCGAGAAGCTTGCGTAGGCTTGCTTTCTCGCCAAGACTGCGTGTCTGCTCGATGGAAACGACCATAGGTTTTTCGACCTTGGTAGTTTTGCCGTTTTCGACCACCTCAAACTCATCGGTCTGATCGGGCAACTCAAAGGTCAAGCGGACTTTTGGTGTCCACTTCTCTTGGTTGTCCCAATTAGTTTTCTGGTGGCCTAGGTCAACTAGGCTGTAGAGAACGCCTACAGTAGCTCCCGCTTCTGGTAGTTTGCGTTCTTGTTTTGCTGACTCACTCAATGTTAGTGCCATGTTATTTCTCCTTTATTTATTTGGGTTTGTTGTTGTTGGGGTAAGTTCGTCAAAGGCTGGTGACTTAACGTAGTAGCCTTGGGCAATGGTTGCGGTCTTTGCATACTCGATAGTCACATTGGCGGGTGCAATCTGTCGAGCTAATTCGCACACGCTATCTGCGGTCAATATGACCAGCCACTCTTTGCGCCCATTACGCCTAAAAAATACCGCTGGTATCTTGCCTGCTGGACAATCCCGCCTGGACTGTTCCATCCACTCTTCGGGTTTGAGTGCTTGGCAACGCTTGCCTTCGATGTGAAAAGGAAAGTTCTCGCAGACTACATCTCCGCTACCACCCTCTGGATTGCCTGCGTATTGCTGGGTGCGTCTGGCCTTCTGCCAGCCCTGCTCGCGTAGATAATTTGCTAACTCACGCTCACCCGCTGCACCCTTTGCCCTACTATTGATTTTGCCCATTGGTTGGGTTTAGCCAACCACCCACCCCAAGGTCGAGTGCTAATTAGTTCCGCCAAGTCTTATTAGCGTGGCTAATATCCTCATTAAATCTTCTAATCATTGCCATCATGGTCAGTTTTTCCACGATCTTCTTGTTCTTCTTGACCCAAGCCACGGCCTCATCAAAGGATTCTGCGTCCTTCAACCCAGCCTCAAACTTAGCCCACGCCTCTTTCTCGTTCACAAATTCTGAAATACCCGCCAGCTGGCCAGTCGAGGGGCAAAGTTTAGTTGTTATGCTTTTACACTTGGCAATTGGCAATAGCCAGAATAGGTCATCGTTCATGCCCCAGCAGGCAACATAATCCACACCACTGATTGCTCGCTTGGGGATATTAAAGCCATTGCCAGTAGAAGTAGTGAAGCGGTACTTTGTGCGCCCAGGTTCTACGGTCTGTGCGGTCTTAACTTGGATGCGGTAGAACTTCCCATCCTTCTCAGCCACCACATCGTACCCAGCAAAATCCTCGTAGGGCGTAAGCACGTTGTATCCGCACCGCAGCAACGCTCCTGTTACGCGAGCTACCCCAACTGCTCCAACTTGGCGTGATGATAGTTTCATGCTTGACGGCTTTCGGTTTGTGCTAGAGACTTTTTACATGAAAGCAATAACAATGATAACACTAACGGCGATTCTGATGGCATCGGTGATGGCGGAAGATGAGGATGAAATTGGTATTGGTGATTTTGCTGGAGGCGTATTAGGCAAATCAGCAATCATTACGGGGAGAAACACCGCAGTAACATCAGATGGTAAATTCATTTATTCCAATGGCAGGGGTTTTGCGACATCTGGTGGTTATTATGGTGCAAATGGGAAGCAAGTATTTGGCAATGGAAAGCTAGTCGTTAAATCGGGTAGCTTTTTTTATGGAAGCTCCTCCTCTTGGAAGAATGGTAATTCTTATTTTGATGGAACAAAGGGTTCTTGGATTACTTGGAAGCCGAAAATATCCGACTAACTCAGCCCAAGCCCAAGAGGTCTTGGCTCATACCCTTCAACCTCCTCCTTGCGTGGAGGCTTAACTTCTGGCTCTAGTGGACCAGTATAAGGTAGGTTTGCCATTGCGTATCTTGGAGAAGATTCATCCACATTCTCTTTGGGTGGAGGCTTAACCTCTGGCTCTAATGGTCCAGTATATGGCAAGTTGGCCTTGGCATACATTGTTGCGGATTGCCTTCTTTTATTAGAACGATTTACTATGCCTTGATATAGCTTCGCTCTGTTTGGGTCGGCCTCTGCCATTGCCCGTTCCCTCTGGAGGTAAGCATCTTCAGTTGCATTGATTAACTGGACTGGATCTACTTGTTCCATAGCTGCCAATGTTTTTTTACCAAAAGCTCCGTCAACCCGCACTGGCACGCCCAAGGCATTCAGCCCTCGCTGAATCAATGTGGTGTACCCGCCAGCACCACGATTAAAACCAAGATCAACAGCGTGCGCCTTTAGAGGATCTGGAACTACATTTGCAATTGGAGCCGTATAATCCAAGACATAGTCTGCGCTCGCCTTCTCTCTCTGGCTTGCAGGCAATGCCTCTATGCGCTTAAAGGCTTCTGGATGATACTTATCAGTAATTCCAGCAACCTCTCTTGTGCCACCATAATCGCCAGAAGGTATGTCATATACCGCTATATTGCCTTGCTTGTCTCGCCTTGCCTCCCAATTTATCGTGTTATTAGCAACCCATTGAGTAAGCGGCTCAACTGATGCGCGGGTTCCGCGAGGCTGTACTGGTCTTGGCGTAGTTGGTCCTTGGTATGGCATTGCGCTGGCTGGCACACCGCCAGCACCCTCATTAAACTTACCCTCTATTTGTTGCCTCAAATCTGCATCCATCATTGCCCTAGTATTTGGCGCGCCACCTACTGTAGTACCAACTTCGCCAGCACCAGCAGGCTCAAGCAATAGGCGAGAAGATTCTCCACGAATATCTTCTGGAACTGGAGCGTATGGCTTGTTGGTTAGATCCTCGGCAATAGAACGATTAGTCATATCTTTTTCCATATTTCCTCCCTCTAAAATCCTATTCATTGATTCTCGCATTTGTTGTGTGAGAACATCTTTGCTTGGGTTTACGTTGAATTTTGCCATATTATAACTCCTGTCCAAACTCTATGCTTCTTTGGTTCTTTCTGATGAAGTTTTCTCTCGCTGTCTTACTGGCCTTATTGTATGCGTTAGACAGCGTTTTGACTTGTTCTTCTGGAATAAGCCTTCTAAATCTTTTATCACCTAAAAGTTGTTCCGCAACTTGCCTATTTGCCTTTCCAACCGCACTTGCGTATTCCTCATAAAGCAATGGGTCGAGCCTAAATCTTGCTCTCTGACCAGTTCTTCTTTTGAATACTTGCAAGTCTCGATCTGGCACTTGTGGTATGCCGTCAGTTTTGCCAGTCTTTTTATACAAATCATAGACAGCAAGAGTCACATCATCATAGGTGACTTTTCTTGGTCTAGTTGGATCTATGAAATTATATATAAATGGATCAACGCCTTCTGGCGTTTGAGGCACTGGTTCGCCCCATACGTTTATTTTTGAAGGTAAATCTCCAGCACTTCCAGGCCACTTCCTTTTGACCACTTCCTTGAATATGTTGTAGGACTTGGTTGCAAAATCGCCACCCTCTATGTCCTTAACTTGAATCTTGTCTGGCATATTTTCGCTTAAATATCTTGAGACCGCAGTTAGTTGATTAGGCAATACTACTGCCGACAACGCGCTGTAGTAATTTGCAAGCCACCCATCCACATCCTTTGCTTCACCCCTAGATACAGCTCCAAGAAGACTATTCATGTTGCGCAAGAAACTTTGTTGAAACGCAAATTTTAGGGTTTGTGGAAGGGTTGCACCCCACGTCTCGCCGATAGATCCAGTGCCGCCTTCAGTTGCTTGGTTGGCCGCGTGGCGCGTTGACATTATTGCTCCAACGACTCCAAGCTTTTCAAGCGACCTCAAAGAATCTCCAGGCTCCATCTCTTGCCTAGATCCAGTTTTCAAAAACCTTTCTGAGCCATCAATGTTTATCATTCTGGATGGGGCGGCTTGGAATTGTATGTCCCGTGCCTTATCTGATTTCGGCATTTCGTCTGTTATTACGCCAGCCCTAGACAATATGTCTGCCACATTGCCTATTGCGTAGCCAACAATAGATTTTGCAAAGTGTAGTTTTGCTTCCCTGAAGTTGCCTTGCCCTTGTTCGGCAAGACCCCGTATGAAAGAATACTCTGGAATTGAGTATTGTAGAATCTCGTCTACTATATTAGTTGGTGTTTTTTGGTATGGGAGGACAGCAGTTGTGGCTATTCTGGCTGCCCCTGCTAGTGGCTTTCCTATGAGTGGTGTTTTGCCTAAATACTTTGGGGCTAATTCTGTTAAATACTTTACGCCCCTAGATAACTTTGTGTCTTGCTGATATACGGCTTCAAGGGTTTCGGACGCAACCTTATCAACCTCCTCTTGTGTTGGGTATCTTACCGCCCTTTGCAACGCCTTGCCCTTTAACCCTTCTAATTGCCTAGCTTCGGTGAGCAGTCTAGCTTGAGCCATTCTTAGTGGAGGCGCATCGCCAAGTTGCAGGAGTCTAAAATTAACTTCAGGGGAAATTCCAAGCGTACCCTCCGCAAGAAGTCTTATTCGATCCATTGCCTTTGCCGCAGTACCCGCCATGCCCTCGGCAATCGGCTCGGCCAATCCTTCGCCAGTAAAAGCTCGCCTCAAGGATCTAATGGGTCTAGATCCTTGTATGCTTTCTCCAGCTAATTGACGCTCTGGAGATATGCCTTTTACCAACCCAACTAGTCCTTCCTTTAACCCCCTGCCACCACCCTTGCCAACCTCAATAAACCTTTCCAGTGTGCCTCGCCCCAATGGAGACATAAACTGCTTTTGTTCTGCTAGATAATTTCCCGCAGCCCCCTTTGTTCCAGGTATTCTTGTGGCAACTGGTCTTACTATGATTCTTTCAATTTGATCTAACAGCGATGCCACCTGCCTAGTTGCGGCCCGAATTGGCATATTGACTGTATTGCCCATTATGTTTGCCGCTTGGGATAGCGTTGTTAAAAGATTGCCCCTAATATGATCTGAAAGTTGCACACCCAATTCCTTTGTTAGTAAATCTCCTTCAAATTCAGCCAACTTTGCGGTTGCCAGCAAAGCCTTGTCCTCTAGTTGCTTGGCAACCACATCTGCTTCTTTTGAAAAATCAGTTCTTGCTTTTGTATAAGCCTCGCGCATCGCGTCCTCTGCGTTCTGCTTGTTCTTAAATAATGTCATAGCCTTCTTTTCTAGCTCTGGAGTAAGTTGCTTTGCCACATCAGCAGCTTGCTTTGCCTTTTCTCCCTTTGTTGCGTATCCCCTTGCGGCGGCTTCGAGCGTTCTCTCTAAGGTGAATGCGTATTGAAACGGATTTGTGACAGCAAGCTTTGCAACATTTAAGAGTTGTCCGTAATTTGTGTATCCTTTCTTAAGTTCAAGAAACTGGGCTTTACCTGCTTGTATATCGTTAAGATCAAACGATTTATTCATATTGATTTGTTTTGCAACCTTGCCAACCAAATCGTCTGCTTGGGCAAATACATTTACTTGTTGAGGCGAAAGTTTCCGTAATTTTTCTGCAATACCCTTGGGCGAAAAAGTATTATACAATGCCCTATTGTCGGCAATCGCTTTAGCCATATCATCTGACGTACTCTCAGAAGCTATTAGTCTTTCCGCAAACTTGCTTATTTTTTGCCCTGGTTCCGCCTGCGCCTCCACATTAGCTATCAATTGCGCTCTTTCCTTGGCAATATCTTCGCTTGTTTTGGCAACTCCACCCAATGGTAATTCTTGTTGCACTGGCAATTGTTCGGCAACCTCTCCAGCAACTTTAGGCGCAACGGCTTCCTCAACTCTCGGAGCAACAGTCTCAGCCTTTGTCAAGGCACCACGAACAATTTGCCCTGCTGCCGTTAATCCCCTTCTTCCAAGGGCAGCGATTCCTCCAGCGGTGGGTGTTGCGGCTGATGCAGCAAACGTAGATACTGGATACTCGGCTATATCGCGCTGTCTTTGAGCCTTAAATTCCTCGACTGCTTTATCTCCAGCAATCATCCTTGCGGCTTGTTCTTGCAACCTACCAGCCGCGCCGTAGGAAAGAATTGCGCCTGTTGCTCCAAGCAGAAACTTCGGTACTGCTGGTACTGGTAGTGTGCCTAACCCTCTAGCGGTAAGGCCAGCAACAGTAGTTGGCAAAAACTCTTCTGCTATTGCTCTGCCAATGGCACCAGCGCGCGATGGCCTATCCGCTTCTTGCTCCTTAAAATACTTGTCTAAATCTGATTCTTGCGTTGGTTGTGTTTGATCTTGCTGACGCTCTTGAAAGTATGAGCTTAACTCGTCAACTTGTGGCGTTGTTGCTTGTGCTTGATCGCCCCCATCTTCTTGAGCGAAATATCTATCCAACTCATTCGAGGCTGCCATATGGTTTTATGGCACTACTTGGTAGCCTTGCTCGATATATCCCTTGGGGTTCTTATTCCACATTTCTACTGGTACTGATAAAATCTTGCCATCTGGATTGCGAATCTTTACAGTCCTTTTTTGTGAAGCCTGCTGTACTGGAGCTACTGGTTCAGATACGGGTGCTTGCTCTGTTGGCATAGGAGCAGAAATTTCTGGAGTACCCATATATCCAGCTCGCTCTTCAAGCAATTTCTTTAGCTCTTCTTGGCGAGATGTTGCTCTTTGGCCAAATGTTTCACTTCCAATCATTCTTCCTAAAATATCTATACCTGGGTATTCATTGCTAGTTCCAGCAGCTTCTCTTGCTTCTGTTTCAGCCTTAATTGTTTCTTGTCTTTTCGCTTTAATTCTTTTCTCAACAGCTTCTAGCCTTGCTTCCATCATTTCATCAGCAAAAGCACTTTGTGCTGTTTCCATGTTCCTGCCAGCACCAGCAAGATATGGTTGAAAGTCTGGATTTGATTTTACTGATTCATATTCATCAGCATAAATCCGTGCCTTCGGTCTTCCGTTTTCATCAATATCCACATAAGACCGCATTGGTTTTGCAACTTCTTTTTGCCCATCAAGATTGAAATTAAACATTGCCATATTGTTGCTCCAATTATAGTGGTTTAAAATGCCTTGTTAAAGCTAAATAGATTACCAAGACCAGAAGCAATATTACCAAATGCTTGTGATCCAGTTTCCTGCCTAGACAACGCCCCAACCTGCGAACCATACTGACTTGCTTGAAGATCAGCCAACGTATTATAAATGCTCGCCGCATTCTGCGCGCCAACGAACCCAGCGTTGGGGTTAACATACGCATACGGATTAGCGGTTGAAGAAGTGCCTTGGAATGTTCCAGTAGCTTGAGGCTGGGAGGCTGCGAGGTAGTTGTTGAGCAATCCCTGCTGCGTACCTAGACGCTGTGAGGCGAGGTTGTACAGTGTAGGACCGCTTGCAATAAATCCTTGAGCAGCACCAAGCGAGATTGTTCAAGTGCGTTACGCAATCCAACGTCACGCGCAATTGCGTCTGACATACTTTGACCAGAAGCCAAGAATCCTTGGGCTGCACCAAGGCGAGCCTGTAACCTTTGCTCGCCAGCCAATCCAGTTGTGACTGCTTCCTCTACGGCTGGAGCGACTCCAAAGATATTTCCTCTGGCAGTTTGTGCGGCTCTTGCGGCCTGCTGATATTGCCTCTGTTCTTCCGCACCAAGTTGTGAACCTAGCGCAACCTGACCAGCAATCCGTTGTTCAACATCACGCCTAAAGGCTTCTGTCTCTGGGCTGGTCGTTGCCTCAAGCGGAGTCTCGGCCATCGTCTGGTACTGCTTGGCAAGAGCGCGGACGGTTGCGCCGACTGTGGGGTCAATCTCATCAATTTGAGCTAAAGTGCGTTCCTCTGGAAGACGCAAAGATTCTCTAAATTTAGAGATTGCTGTGCTTGCTTGTGTTCCAGATACTCCAGTATAATTTTTATAAAGATTCTCAGCCTGCAAAGCATCTTTAGTTACTTGAGATAGCTGAGTTTTTAGATCATCAATTTGTTTTGTGGCTGAAACTTTTTGCTGTCCAGTTAGGCTTGGGAGCATTACCTCGGCTTGTTTAATTCTTGATTGAAGATCAACCGTTGTCGCTTGACCAAGTTCATACAATTTTTTGTACTCACCAAGCCTAGCCTTATTGATGTCATCAATAATTTGTTGGTCTGTAACTTGAGAGTTTAGTTTATACGCAATGTCTCCAGTGCTGAAAATTCTATCACTAGATAGCGCAGACAAACCGCTGGTAACTTGGCCTACTCGCTCGTCAGTCTTTGCAACAATGTTAGCTATGTTTGATGGTACTGCCCTAGAGAGTGAGTTAATAACCTCTGGAGCTTGCTGGTTCGCTGTATTGATTAAGCGAGATAAAGCATCCTCTTCAATAACCAGCCTTGCTCTTGCGTTTTCCTGCTCCTTTCCACGGAGAGATGAAACTCTGCCTTTTTGTGTTTCTACAAGTTGTTTTTGATTGTCTACTGAGTTAATTGCCGATTGAACATCGTCAACATATTGTATTAATTTTGCACTCTCTGGTGATAAGTCTTTTGAGTAATAATCTTTTAGCTGTCTTGAATAAGAAGATAGTTTATTCTTTTGTTCGGAAGAAATATTTTCAACACCGCGCAGTTTTGCTTCTGAAAATTCTACAAAATAATTGTTTACAGCATCTGTAAAATTTTGAGGATTGCTTACTATGCTTTGTTGTTTGTATTTATTGTAAACTGATTCTTGTAGTGCATTTAAGCTATTATTTTTTATATTGGAAGAATATGCGTTTGCAACTTTTTCGTAATTTTCCAATTTTTCTGCTGGAGTTACAGCATTTGTATTAATTCCAATTCTGTTTTGTTCTGCAATACCAGCATTTTCCTTGATAGAGTTGGAATACTTTTCGGCTTCAGCCTTTGATTCGAAAAATTTAGCAGTTGAATTATCAAGCCAATCGCCACTCCAATCATACCAAGGTCGCCCAGGTTTTGTTGGATTTGGAAGTCCCTGCTTGAGCATAAAGTCATAATATTGTCTGTGGATATCATTTCCCCAATATGCGCTAGGGTTTGGTAGGTCTATAATTCTACCAGTGCTTTTCTCTACGAATCCTCTGTAGGAACTCATTAGATAAATTGTCCCATTTGAGATTGACCCAAGTAATCACCTAAAGGCTTTCCAGCAGATTGTTGTACATTTTGCGGTACTGCACCCATTGGCGATTGTCCATAAAGTCTAGCAAACTGCAATGCTGCCTGCTGACCTAAACCACGCTGGGTTGCGAAAGCTTCTGGAGCCATCTCAAACTGACGGCGCATAGCCTCAAGCGAGCGTTGTGGTCCAAGCTCGCGCTCAACCTGCAAGCCAGCCTGCACTGATCGCTGTAAGTCTAGCGCAGACATTTGCCGTTCCAGTTCACGCTGGCGGGGGGAATACTTCTCACGCAAGCTTTGCTCTAAGGCAGCAATTTCTGGTTGTTTTTGAATGTATGTTTCTAGCGATGAGCGATAGAAAATATCGTTAGCCCTTGCCGCCTCAAGTGGATCGGGCGGAGGAGGTGGTGCTGGGATAGAAGGTGATCCACCCACGGCGTTAAACCCTAGCCTTTCGCATAAATGTCATATAGTCGTAACTCCTTGGTTTACCAGAACGATTAAAAGTGATCCGCTTGCGAGGACCAAAACGTTGCCAAAGCAACAACAGCAAGCACCTTAAGGATTTAGCACCTTTTGAGGAGATAGTCAAATCAACAAACACATTCTCACCATCCTCGCTATGCACATAATGGTCAGGCTTTTGCCCATCCTTTACGCACCTAGCCAGAGCCACCCCAGCAATACCATCCTCATCCCTAACAATACCGACCATCCCCTGCTTCTCAAACCATCCGAACCAATCAGCCAGGTTAGGCCACATAGCCTCTGGAACGCCACTTTCCTCAATATACTCAACAGCTGTCATATATTCTTTTGCACCTCAATGGTATCTGGGTTTGCGGCAAGCATAATTTGCTTAATGGAAAGCTTCCTAGCTGGAGCTTCCATCTTGAACTTCATATTACGCCACTTCTGATAAGACCTAAGACTATCAGCCCTAAAGTTGTAGGTCTGAGCCGAAAGCGTGGCTGGGAGTGTAAATGGCAGGGTCAATCCTCCTGGTGTCGATGTGTCAACATTTGTCCCAATTGTGACATATTGAGAATCGGTTTCCCGCTTCATCCCTATTGTGCATCCAGTAGCCGTGGAATAATAAAACTCCATCTCATAATGCGACCCATACTTTTTTGAAATCCTGTCGTCAAAATCGTAAGCTTTGGTAACAACGTAGGACGAATAGGAAGTTCCGTAGTCCTTAAATTCGATATTGCCATCACCCTGTAGGTCTGGGTCAAGATAATCGTAAAGATGCCCAACCTGCCCTGTAGGACTACCAATCGCAAGCTTTACGCAGTTTGTGGAGTACCCGCCAGAGAAGTTGGTCTTGGTCATTGCACTTGCGGCTATAGACCACAATCCCTCAAACGATCCAAACAGCGTGTTGTAAACAAGCACATAATTGCAGGTTGTCGAGTTGTCCAGAGGAAGAGCCAGATAATACCTGTTATTGTGGAACGCTGCATTGGCAGAGCTAATATAGCCCCTATTTATTCTTGCTATTACATTCTTGACCTGCTCGGTAAGGGTTGGGCCTACTGTGTAGAAATCATCGGCTGCTGACCTAACTACGCTTCTTATTCCATCATTAGAAAGAAAGAATACATCTTTGTTTGTAAAGATTGCAGACCCAGCGGCTTGACATCCAATCTTGTCGTTAATCAACCTTACAGTCCAGCCAGCAGCAGTTGTTGCTGTGGGGTCGACAGTAACCAAGTAAATCTTGTTTGGCTTGAAAACCAACAATTCAAAGTCAAAGAATGGCTGGATGGCAATAATGTCTTCGCCGTCATTGCCTCCGACAACAATTGTATTGGTTGTTTTCCATACTTCAGCATCAAGAATGTCTGACGCATAAAGCGTGTTTCGGTTTGCTCCAGTTCCTACGGCAAACAAGCGATTAGTAAACTGGCGAACAAGTCTAAGGCCAGAAGGCGCGAGAGCAGAAACGCTCGCTGTGGCTGTCGCACTAGATCCACCCCCGCCAGTAATTGTAACCGTAGGTGCTGAAGTGTATCCCGAACCAGCGTTTGTCACGGTAATGGCCGATACCTTATTTGACACAACTGTTGCAACCGCTGTGGCTGTTGTTCCGTAGGTTAGGCTAGGCGCGCTAATTGTTACTGTTGGTGTTGATGTATATCCTGTTCCATCATTTGTAACTGTAATAGAAAGAACGCTTGTTCCCTGTCTGTAATAACTTGTTCCATCAGTAAAGGATAGATTGCTTGCCCCGTCAGTATAATAGAGCTTGTTGTTAAACTGTGAAAAACTTACGCTAACAGCCCCGCTTGTTACGGTTCCAGCGGTAGTTCCAAAGCTTGTTGCACTTGTAGAATTGAATAACTTTCCGTTACACGCCACAACAATTCGCTCAATGTCAGGCGTATCAAAATAGTGCATCCCTTGAATTCCTGATCCACTTGATACGTTTGCAGATACTTGCTCAATCCCTTGCCTTGTCTGGAGGATTCCAGACGGGCTGATTGTCATATTATAAATATCGCTGGCTTGGTTATTGCCAATTAAGCTTGGAGAGATTCCAGAAGCTTGACCACCCTCAAAGCTGGAAGATCCAGCAATTGACAGTACATCGTCTGTTGTGTCTATGTAGTAAGGCATAACGCCTTCCTTTAAGCCGAGAACATTTCTTCTATTGTTAATTCACCTAAACTTTGAGGAGTGATCTGCTTCACGCCACCAACCTGGCTCAACTCGTAGTTAGCCATAGCTGCGAGGTCAGAGTTCGCACCCTGCGTAATTACCTGCGCCTTTGTGTACTGGCGTTCACGCTCAAGTGCGTCAGCGTGGGTCAAGGCAAGAACCAAGTGATGAACGTGGGGCAAACGAAGCTCATCACCAAGAGCATCTGTGGACGGAGGAAAGTCAACAACATAATTTGAGCGAGTAATGCATTTTAGCTTCTCGACAACTCGAAGAGGAATTGTTCCAGATGTGGCGAGCCTTGGGTAAAGGTTTAGCTGTGCAACGCCACTGCTGTTCCTTCCTGTGAAATGGTAGGTATCTGGATCGCCAGTACGAGCATCGTCAAGCAAGCCTGGGTCTTGGCTAACAATCGTTGCCAAGTCAATCGGGTCAACCTCGGTGTCATTGTAAGCAACCGAAAGAGGTGTCTCGACGTTTGTACCAAGAGTGATTGTCCTGTTTGTGCCAACCGAGTAGGTAGAGTTGGTTACAGTCTCACGCCAAGGCGCAAAGTCCCATACACGCCGATAGGCCAAGCTTGCGGATTTCTGCAAGAATGTGAGCGTGTCGGCATCGGTCTTGCCAACCTTCTCGCCTGCATACTGAGCGATTTCGGTTAGGGTCATTTTGCTTCTAAGGCTTCAATGCGTGATTTTAGGGAATCGTTTTCGGATTTAAGTTCTTGGATGCACTTCATTAAGGCATATTGCAAGTCAGTCTGGTAGATCGCTTTAATTGGGATTCCGTCTTCTGGGGTTTCACCCACACCATCTGCGTCTACAAACTCAGGACATACGGCCTCAACTTGTTGAGCAATTACTCCAAGGTTATAGTCATCATGCGTCTGATCTTTATATTTGAAATTAACAACAGGAATTGAGCATATTTTATCAAGATAAGATGGCGATGGCTGAATGTCTGTTTTAAGTCTCTCGTCCGAAAGATTTCCGTCATTAGCCTGATAATTCAAAATACCACCATTCGATCTGATAATCGTCCTGTTTGTGGTTCCGTTCCCATCATTACAATTAAGAAATTGGCTTGTTGCATCATTTGGAGCAGAAGTAAATCTAATTTGTATTCCTTGCGGAACAGCGTTTGAATTTGAGGCCAAGAGAGCAGCCTCTGAGGCACTATTTCTTAGTTCGTGCCAACTTGCGCCAGAGTTTACATACGTTCCAGTATCACTTGCTTTAAGATACCCTCCACTCGTAATGCGGAGGCGTTCGCTTGTTCCAGCAGAAAATTTTGCGTAAGCTCCATTGAATGAAATATCTCCACCATAAGTTCCAGATGCAGTTCTAAAATATAATTTTGAATCATCGGTTCCAGATGACTGAATCCCAATCCCTGTTTCGCTTGATGCTTGTTTTACCTCAAGCCTGCCTCCAGTATCATTTGAGGTTGTTCCAATAAGAAATTTCCCACTCGAATCAATACGGAGGCGTTCTGTTCCGTTAGTTGTTGCAGCAATCGTGTCAGCTGCTGGGAAGAAGATGCCTGTGTTGGTATCACCAGTAGGAACGATGGCTGGGGCTGCGGCTGTGCCTGTGCCTGTCGTAACAAGGGTTGTTGCGACTAGGGTTGGGATTGTGCCAGTTGTAATTGTGGCTGCTGTTGATG